TTCCCGTTGTGTCTTTAATCGTTCCCGCTTTTATCGGTCCCGAAAATGTAGTTGTAGCCATAATTATCCTCCTAGTTTTTGCGAACATAGTCTCTAGGCCGTCGACTATACGCGTCTATGTTCTCATTAATTGTATAGTGTTTTGAATATACATAAAAAAAGGGGCGAAGTAAACACTCCGCCCCTCTTAAAGATTTAAGCTTGATTAGTAGGCTTAACTTGATCCAGATGAACCAAATACACATCTAGGGTCTGAGAATCCAAAAGAATATCTCTCTCTAGCTTTGTATCTGACGTTACCAGTATCAAAGTCACCTTCCATCGCAGTTCTTAGCGGTGATCTAACAAAATGCTTAAAGCCATTAGGTGCATCAGTGATGATAAAGAAAGCGTTCACATCATTTAAGAAGTGATTTACTCTGTAGCCTTCAGGTATCATATTCATGTTATTAATAGCGTTAATGTCATTGTCAGCAGTTCCAACTCTTAGTGGCGATTTTAGGATTCTTTCAGCAGTAAACTGTAATTCTTTTGGAATTATCAATTTTCTACCTTGAATCGCTATTCTTAAGCCTCTTTCATCGATGAATGCAGCAACTTTAATTAATGCATCTTCTAATGAAGTTTCACTTAAGTCCGCTTGAGTTGCGAACGTGTTCACTAAGCTATTACCAGATATAGTTGGGTGGTCAGTAGCACATAAAGGCTTTCCGTCCCCTCCTAATTGTGATGTACTGAATGCACTGTTAAGTACTTCTGCACCTTTCACTTGTTTGGTATTTGCCATGGATCTTGCCAACGCTCTTGCGTAACGATTACCTAATCTGTCATACAGGTTATCTTCAATTGCTTCTTCAGTTATAGCGAATGCTAGTGCAACTGTTTGGTGAGTATAACGTGATGTGAATACTTCTTTCGCATCATCGAATACTACCGATGCACCCTCAGCTTTAGTAGCTGCGCTACCAAATCCTGAAAGCATTACTTCTTCTTCAAAAGCTCTGTCTGATGTTTCTGTATTAAAGATTTCAGCAGTCTCGTTCTCGTATCTGTCGTACTCTAGTCCGAATAGTGCATTCAGACCAGGTTCTAGTTCTTTAACTAGCTGTGCTCGTGATATTGCCATAGTCTATACTCCTATTACGTTTGACCAACTGTACCAGACTTGTACGAGTGGTTATTTATTACTACTAATACGTCTACACCAGAAGGTGCAGCGATATCTGAGTTTGAAGGATCCTGTGAAATATCAACAGCTTTCAATTGGAAAGTTGAAGACGAATCAGCAGTCGCCACATCAAGACTTATTCTCGATTGACCAGATAAAGTATCACCAGTTGTTGCATTCGTTTTATAGTTTGCAAACAAATGAGATACAGTAAAAGTTGCGTCCGCATTAATTTCGAACACAACATCTGGACCGTCGATAACTTGAGCCATGATGTCATTCGCAGAAATCGTACCTGGATAGTAGTTCTTGAATGTCGGTTTCTGAGTTGTAGGATCAGTGTAAAACACCCCATTGAAAACACCAACTAAAGGATTATCAGTTGCACCCGCTCTTTGAATAGTTCCATTAAGCGAGGTTTTAACTAAATCACCTTGGAATATCGCAGTTCCATAATTCTTAAGAATACGATATCTGTTCTGTGCTCCATTGTAAGGAGTTCCATCTAACTGTCTTGCAGGTCTCAAACCGAAATTGCCAGTGTCATTTGCCATCGTTTTTGTCCTCGTGTTAGTTTAGTTTAGTTTATCCTCGTAGTGATAACAAAAAAATTATTTTTTTGAACCACCACCAAAGGTTACCCTTGATTGCCTCTCAATATTGATTGGCATCTCAGGACGCTGCTCCTTCATAAGATCATTATCAACCGCTTGTATTTGTTCGCGAGTTTTAGTCTCGAAATATTCTTTCCGCGATTGCATAACCTCTTCCGGTATCCTTGCAAGCAAATGGCCACCAACCCCGATAATCCCCTCGTGTTTACCTTCTTGAATAGTTGGATAATCATGAGGTCCAATTTCTTTCAAAACTGTTTCTGCCCTCACAAATTCCCAACCTTCCCTCAAAGCTTTAGAGACGTTTGCAGAATCCATAAAACCCATGGTTTCCGCTCTTATCCATCTCTGAACCATTCCCTGAGGCGCAGGGGGAGCATCTAAACTTGATGGTGGAGTCCAATCTGTTTTTCGTTTTGTTTTAGAACGCATCTCAGACTCGCGCGATGACGTTGTATTATCTTTTTTTT